ATAAGAAAATAGCGTATCTGTCCCCACCGGAACAACCAGGGTATCTGATTGAACCTGAAGCTGTGCAAATCCTGATATCATCAGGAATAAACAAGTTATTAATAATAGTAATTTTTTCATAATCATATATTTAATTATTAAAATCTTTCATAAAAATACAACAAAAATCTCAACTTCTACGATATTGCAATTTAATACTTTCATTATTTATGAGAACTTCCGATTTATGCTAAAAAACCCTGTCATTTTGTTTTTTTTGCAAACCCGATTTTGAAACACCTATAAATAGGAGCTTGTAGAGCCTCCAATTTCATTTTTCCTGTACTTTTTTTTCCACTTACAAGGTTTTCAGTTTCCGAAAAAAACAAAATACTTTTTTTTCAACTTTGAGCTTTTGAACTTTCGGAAAAAAAAGAATTACATTTTTCTCAAAAAATAGTTTTGCGCTTTTGGAAAATTTCTTTTTTACTTTTTGCAAAATAATTCTTTTGTGAATTTCAAAATATTTTCTTTTCATTTTTGCGAAAAAAAAGTTTTGTAGATTTCAAAAATAAAGTTTTCAATTTTCTCCAAATTTTCAAAAAGATTTTTTCCAATAAAAAGTTTTGCGTTTTCGAGCAAAAATTATTTTGTTGATTTTCAAAATAAACTCTCACTACTTTTGAAAAACCTGATTTCTGAAACGCCCTGTTTATAGGGGTTGTAGGGACATGACTTTTCATAAAAACAGAGAAGTTGAGATTTTTACCCAAAATTCTCAAAGTTTTTCGTTTTTTTAAATAAATCAAAGAACCGTTTTAATGATTACATATAAAAACTTTTATTGTAATTGTCCGAAGGCCAACACCGGGGCGATAAGGAATCGGTATAGTAATAAGGGAATTCCGAACTGTTTACACTAATAAATTTCTGGCATTCTTCCCAATACTTGAATGCTATTTTGCGAAAATCCTTATGTAAATTAGCCTCATCACCGTTGTTTATCCGCCTTGATTCCTCGAATTGCTTATTTACGAAGCCTCCATAAGTATCTTTTATGGCAGAAACTTTTATATATCTGGCATAGGCGAAGTATGCAAGTACATATTTAAGCCCCTTAAAGTAATAAGTGACCGAACTATATACATAAGTGTCCCCTGCCAACAGTGCTGCGTTCCATGTATCGGTAGGATTCTGTATAATATCCTGGTAAAACTCAAATCCTAATAGCTTCTGAAGGTCTTCAACTTGCGTTTCTTCCATGATTTGCTCGAATTTCGGTTGCGGAAAATTTGCTGCAATGGGCTTTATTGTTTGCTGGTTAGCATATGTCCATAGTGCCATTATTCCCCCTTTTTTGTTAATTCGAGCATCATTGATCCAGCTTCATTTTTTGCTCCCAGAACTACAGGCTGAATTTCCCATTCTTTAACTCTCAGGTCTTGATTTACCCATCTTGAAAACATCTCTTTGAATGATTCGGAAATGGTTTTCCTTAATTCTTGTGTCATTTGATTATAAAATTCCGAAGCCTGGAATAATGCTTCGCCTGAAGTTGTACCAAGTTTGCTGTCTTCATAGTCAATAAGAATTTGCGGAATAGCATTATAAGCCTTGCGGATATTATTAATACATGACTTTTCATAAGTCTCAAAAATCTTGTCATTGATATTCTGCTCTATCTTTTCAACTTTGATATTTTCCCCTTCTTTCAGATCCCCATTATCATCAAAGGTGCCTTCAATAACCATGAATGAATATTCGTGACCACCCCCCTGGAATTTTAAAATTTTATCTTTGAAATCATCAGCATCTTTTTGGCTTTCAAATCTGGTATGATGGATAATATTTTTCATGAAGAATCCCCGTCTCAATTCTCCATTTTTGAACATTGATATTTCGTGTTCCGTATCAGCATCATAATGAACTGGATCGATAGGAGACAAAGGATATATATAATACTCATCTAGGAAATTAAAAAACATCTGACCCTTATATTTTTTTATGTCCCCGGCTTTTTTAACCTGATCTTTGATAGCAGCCTCATTCATATTCCATACATGGACAGGAATAAAATCTTTTTTATTGATTTTCTGACCCTTGGAATAATCCCAATTATTATATACAACAATATATCCTGAATAGTCCTGTGAATTTTTTAGGCCAAAGCGACAGTTTTTAAAATCTTCATGGATAAGCCCGGTAACATTATAATTACCATCAAATTGCGCCCTTACATAATATCCGGAATAATAGGCTATTGATACGGCTATTTGCCTGAGTAGTTTAAAGGCAGATATTGGCCGGTTATAACGATCCCTGCCAATTTCAATGCTATTCAGGTCTGGGTCTTGAAATCCTTTACCAATTAAAAAACGGGACAACATACGTGCTGAAGATTTCGCAGTTACTGACCCATTAATAAGCCTCTCCATACGATTAGGATAGGCATTGTCTATATCGTATTTTTCAATTCCTTCCCGTTCTCTCCGTACCACTTTGAATGGTTCCGGCAATTCTCCAAGTGTTATTTTCCTTTGTTCTGACATTATTTAGCATTGCTCTACTTTATTTTTTATCCAGTTTCTTTGGTTTCTGATTCTTTACTACCTTTTTCTTTTCGACTTTAGCTTTAGGAATTTTAGAGACTTTCTGCTCATCATTCAAGGCATTCTCAGCATCACTGATATCATGATATGCTTTAGATTTGGCTTCCAGAATTGCCCTTTCACGTTCACTAAGGAAAGCACCCACAAGTCCCGGGAATCTCTTAATGGCACTGGCTGCAATCTGATCCGTCAGAGTATGCGCCTTATCTGCGGCCACACCACTGGACAAAACCTCCCCTTCATTATGAAAATGAGTATTGTTATAATACAGAGATTTCCCAGGCTTCAGGATATATTTTTTGTCAAGCAAATTCACTTTATTTTTCATGGGTTTATTTTTTATCTGTTTTAGTCTTTTATAATATCTGCGATGTGTTCCCGGACATGTTCTATATGGTAAATGTAATAAATTTTTACTTAACCGGAACAATTCCCTTAACAAAACACTGTCGTTAATAATATCCTCAAATGAATGCGAAAGCAATTTATCCAGTTCGTCCATTAACCCGGCGTTTCAAGAGCCTCCAATGCTGTCACTGTACCAGCATAAGTGGTAGCCCAGAAAACATACCTCGAATATTTTTCCTCTTCACCTTCACGGCTTGCAAATTCGTAAGTCGGTATGCTATGATTATCCAGAGCCTTCCATGAGGCAGATACTTTATGCAATCCGTTTTCAAACCCAAGTATAATAAATTTGCCTTCAGTATACAAATCAGCAACTTTCTCCCCGCCTTCCAATTCCAAGACAATAACAACATCAGACATATTGTCAATATTTTTTATTGCATCCTCATCCCTTTCGTAAAGCTGTATTGTAACTGAATGAGTGAAAAGCCCTGGCAGATTATCGGCTACCACAGCATCAGCCCCAGCATTCATCTCATGCTTTACCGCCGTTATTGTCCATGCCTTTTTTTCTGCTGCATTTACCCCGGCAGTAACAAGGGGAGTCCCCGATCCTCCTGTCCAGGTAATATCTGCACGATTTAAAATCCATCCTTTAACACAAAGTCCCTTTGCCGGAACACTTGTACAAAGGTTGGTAATTACTGCTGCTATTTTTGCTAAACAACTCATATTTTAAGTTTCTTCGGTTACAAGTGCTGCCTTTGTTGTATCATAATCAGTTTTCCAGAATATATACCTTGAGTATTTTTCGCCCTGTCCTTCTTTAGTTGCGAATTCATAAGTCGGAATTCCATTGTTATCATTGGCCTTATAAGACATTGATACAAGATGCATTCCAGTTTCATATCCCAAAACTACAAAGCATCCCGATGTTTTCGGTCCCTTCAGTTCCAGAACGACAACAATGTCATCAATACTGTCTAAAGCCAGGATGTTAGCGGCTTTGCGCTCATAAGGCTGAAAGGATATATTATGAGTAAAAAGATCAGGCAGGTTATCAGCTATCACAGCATCAAAACCGGCATTCATTTCCTTTTTTACTGCGGTAATAGGATAAATTACCGTTGCTCCTGACATTGTAAGGGCCGTAAGTAATACAACATTTGATCCGTCAATAGTCCAGACAACATCAGCCCTGTTTATGATCCACCCTTTTACTTCAAGCCCTGAAGCTGGAACATTCGTGCAACTGTTTGCAATTACTTGGGTTATATCTGATAAGCATCCCACTGTTTATTTTTTTAAATTGTTCTTAATAAGCAACTGCAGCCATGTAATCTTCAAGCAATTTACAGTCAAGATAAAAGGCTACATCAATATAATGGGTTTTCAGAGTACGATCATAAAACATATCAAAGTTATTCAGATCACTCTCATCACTGGTTCCGATTGGAATATTATTTATAGGGCTGAGCAACATACGATGAGGTAAATAGTATTTTGCTCCAGTATCAAAGCTTGCTCTGATATTGCGATCCCAATCATAACGTACTACGATAGGAATTCCCCGGTATGACATTTGTGTCACCTTACCTTTTTCTGTCCTCTCAAGTGTAAAAGCCAGAGACTTATCTTCAAGATAATTCAGCCAGTTCCTATAAAGGCTATCAGTCATTTGGAAAACAAGACCATCACCTAATCTGGCACGTGAATCAATATCATTAT